TGTTGGTCACAATGATAAGATGCAGAGATAGCTGGTGATGGGTCTAGAACAAATATGTTCATTCTAAGTATTCCTTGATTAGTACAATACCTTCTGATTGAAAAGGTAACTTACGAAATGAAAGAAAGTATTGTTTATCTTGGTTATTAACAATATACCACTTGGTTAGATCTTTGTGGAGAGCTAGATTATAAGTTACATCTTGTCTAGTTAGTGTGTCAGCATCTGATATCTGGGAGAGTAGGTAAGAGCCAGACCACAAGAGAAGATAATAACGATCTAGATAATCTATCTGCCTAGATGATAGATACCAGTCTGTAGAATATGCTTGTAGTGTCATTCTGTGTCTCCCGTATTTTGTGTTGGTGTATCTGTAGTGCCATACTTCTTAGCCATCTGCCAGCGTAGTTTAGCTTTAAGATATGCTATCTTATTAGGATACTGGTCTAATGATGGCTCAGATTCTGGTGCAGAATCAATCATAGCTTTAATGTTAGCTGATTCTGTGGTATCGTCACCAGATAGGATTTGATACTTAGCTTTAGATAAATCCATGTCACCTAGACCTAGGAAATTCTTTTGCTTAGTTATAGCATGGCGCAGAACTTTGAATAGTGCATTAGAATATATGGTGCCAATAGATATATTCTGCTCACAATGTTCTAGCAGATCTTCTATGTCTACTTGTGGAACTGAGAAGATAGACTCTTCGCGTGACACCTTAGATATGATATCTTTCCAATAGTCTGACATAGATATACGTAGACCAGAGAAGGGAGAGATAGTGTTATAAGTAGGAAAACTGCCTGCTACAGCTGCCCATTCTGCTATCTTAGAAGCATAAGCAGATACAGGAAGATGTGGATTCTTGATAAGACGTTCTAAAGCTGTTTCGCGTACAATGAGTTTACGGCTATCTTCTTGCTTAGAATAGCCATCTTTGAAATCTTGGTAAGATTGATTCCAGTTCTCTATCCAGTGTTTGACATTCTCAAGAGATTTAGTATCTGGAGAGATAACATACCGAGGAAAGGTTACAGCTGGATTAGTAACTGCATTGATACGTGAGACACATTTAGCTAGATGCTCCATAGATTGAGCTATTATGGAGTCAGTGTTAGATGTTCGTATTGCTGGCACTCTGAATTCTACTAGCTCAGATGAGTTAAGGATAGCTAAGAAGAGTAGATAAGAATCTGTTGGTGTTAGTTCTGACGATGCCCACTTACCTAGATAAGATAAGAGTTTCTTCTGTGGCATAGAGAATACAGGATGATGCACTTCTCTGGAAGATAGAGAGCCTGGGAAGTGTTCTACTGAGAATTCAATAGATGATATGGAACAAGTTATTTTCACGATAGAATCCTAGGAATGAGATGGGAGATAGATTAGGAATAAGAGTTTAATATAACTCTTGCTTTGCATATTGATTTAGTTTGTACTGGTTTGTTTATAACTTTCCCTTCATTAGTTACACCACAGATATAGAATTGATCTAGTTCTATTGTTAGATATAGTTTAGATGTTGGAGTAGGATGAGATTGTATAAAACCTTTCTGTAAACCATAGAGAGTAACTAGACCTGCGCGAGTATGTGTGAGATGTTTATACATGATATAGAATCCTAGTAGAATCCTAGGTAGAGTTAAGGTAGAGTAAGCCAGATTACTAGAATCAGGATGAAAAGAGAGAGATTGATGAGCTTATGAATTATTGGCTTCATATTCTGTCTCTTCTTCCGGTGTCATTAGATCATTTTCATATCTATAGAGATGTGCTTTAGATAGCTCATCTGGAGATAGTAAATGTGGTTGAATCTTCCAGCGCAAAAAACATCCTAGTTTAGATCTAGGTTCTGATACTAGAAACTCATTAGATGAGCTAGATGGAGAATCTAAACCTAGTGATTCTGCTACTGTTGGGAGAGTAGATATCTGTGGAGATATAACACCATGATTGATTTTGAGAGAGAAGGATTCTAGATAAGATATAAGAACCTTGTTATGAGAACTGGTTTTGACACATCTGATTATCTCAGATAGCTCAGATGATGTTAGATAAGGACGGTATTTTATTGCCATGATAGATGATTTTTGTAGTGTGTATGATTTATTTGAGAAAGAAAGGTGCAAGTATAAATGTGATGATGACAAGAGCGAGTGATATGTTATCCATAATGATATTACAGTTCCAGTAGTTTAAAAATAGAATCACTAGGATTAGTGATTCCAGCTATACTTGCACTTCTAGGTTTATAGTCTAGTTCATAATGCAAGTATTCTTTAGGACAGAGTTTAATAAACTCTGCCATAAACTTCTGCCCATGTGAATCTGTAGGTGCAAATACATGAGCTAATTCGTGTGCTATATAATAGATCTTATATCCAGGTCTTTTGTCATCTAGACACCAGACAGGTATAGTTATTATCTTAGCAGAATAATAACATCTACCACGGCGTTGATCTACTACATAGATAGACCAGTTCTTAGATAATAAATCTTTAGCTACTGATCGAATAGACTCTGGTGTATCTCTGAATAGTTCAGACATTCTAGAATGAACTATGTTAGCTGGAGTAAATGACTTAGAATAAGAGAATCCTAAATCTATTGGTGTTGGCATGATAGAATCCTATATCCTATGATTTATTCTTAGTTAAAAGATTCTCTAATTTTAACGCATATTTTAATGCCTCTAATTCCATCGCAGTTTTATCGTCAATAGAGTTTAGACTACAAATGGCCGTTGATAATATCTTAGCTATCAATATATCTTGGCCGGTGTAGATAGCTTCAGCTACATCATATCTCATAATAGAATCCTATAAAAATAACTAACACAAAAAAGAAACTAAAAACAAATTAGAGAAACTAGACTGCGGGACTGCTAGACTGTGCACCATGATGCCCCATGCGGGCGCCGGTGTCAACCCCTATGCTATAGAGAAACTACCATGTATCTGAGATAACATATATATATCTGAGAAACTCCTATATACTATAGAAACTCCTATACCTACAATCCGGGGTATATATATTGATACCCCCCACTAAAATATTTTAGAAATTTTAGAGTATAGGGGATAGATAGTTATATAGTTTAGAGATAGTTATAGAGTGCAGAGATAGATTATGTGGCTCCGAGGGGGTCTGTGAAAGGGGGTGATGGGTTAACAGTCTGACAGTCTAGCAGTCCAACGGTCTAGTTACTTGGCATTAGAAACTACCAACTAGTCAGTAGTTTCTAACACTAATAAACCAGTGGGAGAATCAGTGGGAGAATCAGAATTAACAGAGTTCTAGCATATCCTCAATCTTTGGTTTATTCATCATACCCTGTAATCTAGATTTCAGTTTCTCTGACACATCATCAGAATCAATGAGATCAAGCACGAATAACAGATTTTTGCACTGTTTCTCATTGTATAAAGTCTTACCGCCGGCAAGTGCAGAGTACATATCTTTGAAGCCGGTGACATGACGGGAGATTACAGTTTCCTGTTCAGGTGTCAGTTCTCCAGAGTATTTCAACTTCTCCACAACTAGTGCAGATACTGATTCAGAAACAGATTCGGTGAACCATGCGTCGATCAGTTCTTTTGTCAGTCTCCCCCCAGTGGATTCAGCCTCAAGGTACGCGATACAGGCATAGATACTGATATCAGAATCAACCACCTGCGATAGCGTGCCATCAGAGGATTCATACAGACTGCGGATGATGCCGTCTTGGGCATTTTCCAGCATGGCTCTGATATGTGTTGTCAGTGCCGGGAGACACTCAGCATAGGCATCACTCTTAGTATCAATGAACGGCACGGATGCACAGACACTAGGAAACTTCGCAGGTGTCTTGGCGGTGGTTTTATATTTGACCTTCGCAAGACGTTGACCTGTTAATGGTGCCGATGACTTGGCATCGAACTTCGTGACAAGGTGAGATTGTGAGAATAGGGACATGGTAGTAACATCCTAAATAAAACCCAACATTGGGCATACATACTAAGCATCAAACGTGCCAACTTTTGCCTAAAAAGTTATCCACACAAAAAACCTATATAAATCAAGCACTTACACCACTTATCCACAATCTATTAAAAAGTTATCCACACGGCACCTACACCAATTTGCACCAATACTGTGCATTTTTCCCTCATTTGGTGCATTTATCCCCAATATGGTGCAATAATACATAATTACAGCCAAACATGGGCAAAATGCCTACTTATCCACATACTTATGCACAGCCTGTGGATAACTCTACGATAGTCCCACAATCCACCTAAGTTAGTGAGCACTTACTAACATCGGGTAAGTAAGTGCATACATCAAATGAGACTGATTCTAAGTAAGCACTAACATCAAATGATAATGCAAATGATAATGATTCTCAGAATCATTCTCATTCTCACTACAGAGTAAGTACTAACTTAGAGTGCAAATGATAATCATTTTTATTCAGATCGGGGGCTAGGGCTTTTTTAGGGGCTAGGTGCGCGTGTATCCTATATCACCTTCTCAATTTTACTAAACTTTTTATAATCGACCTCAGCATCTGCAATCTTCTGGCATCTACTAGAATCTTCTGGCATCTCAGTATCCCCTCTAGAGAAACTCCCACCTGCTCGCTATCATCCCACTATGTCTACCACCACCACATCTACCGAATCTCGCGCACTATCTTTGCTAGGCCAAGGATTAGGCCCAGAAGTTGTAGCCGCAGCTGTAGGAGTTTCTACCTCTCGAATCTCACAGCTTCTATCAGAACCAGAATTTGCCTCGCAAGTTGCAGAGCTTCGCTACACTTCTCTCGCCAAACATAACACACGAGATTCTGCTTACGATGCACTAGAAGATTCTCTGATTGAGAAACTAAAAGATTGTCTGCCATTTATGATGCGGCCTATGGAGATACTAAAGTCGATACAGGTAGTTAATGCAGCTAAACGTAGAGGTGCATCGGCGCCAGAATCAATAACTTCTCAACAAACAGTTGTACAACTTCTTATGCCAACACAAATCTTACAATCATTTACTACGAATATCAATAACCAAGTAATTAAAGCTGGCGCACAAGATTTAGTTACTATACAATCCGGTTCTATGAATAAAATGCTATCTACACTGAAAGGAAAAGAGAATGTCCATGATGCCGACCCTCAAAGAATCTCTGCTGTTAGCGCAAGCTCTTAAAAAAGCAGAGCTAGAACAGAAAAACAAGCAAGCTGCTAAAGAACAGCTGCTGAGAATCCAGCTTTTGCTCTCCAAAAGAACAACTTAATCTACTTGATCTACCTAATATGCGAATTTCTGCCGAAGATCTAGGTTTTGAGCGTGCTCCTGCACCAGAACCAGAGCCGGTACAAGAATCAGTTTTTGAAGTTTCTCAAGTAGAAACTCTTGCTAAAGAATCTCTTGATTTTTTGGCAGCACTAGCCATGCCTGTCGTTTTTCGCTACTTATTTCCACCAGTTTTTAAGTCTATCTGGTCTTGGCTTCTCTCCTATGTATCTCGCGCACGAGATTTTTCACAGCTAGCTATCGGTTTGCCACGCGGTTTTGGCAAAACCATGCTGATAAAAATTTTCATCCTCTACTGTATTCTTTTTACCAAGAAAAAATTTATTCTCATCATCTGCGGTACTCAAGGTAAAGCTAATAATATTATTGCAGATATTATGTCGATGCTTTCTGAGACAAATGTCAAGAAAGTTTTTGGTGACTGGCAACTAGGTGCACTGACAGATAGACAAGATCTTAAAAGATTTGGATTCAGAGGACGTAACATTATCCTTATGGGATCTGGAGCTGAGTCTGACATCCGAGGCATAACTTTAGAAAACGAGCGCCCAGATGTAATGATCTTTGACGACATACAAACTCGTGAAGATGCCGACTCTGAAACTGTTTCTAATAAAATTGAAACTTGGATGGTAGGTACTGCAATGAAAGCTAAGTCACCTCATGGGTGTCTTTTTGTTTTTATCGCTAATATGTATCCTACCAAGCACTCGCTGCTGCGTAAATTAAAACATAATCCTACCTGGACTAAGTTTATTGCTGGCGGTATTCTTGCAGATGGTACATCTCTCTGGGAAGAACTGCAACCAATAGCACAGTTGCTGCGAGAATATGAGAACGATTTGGCAATGGGCCGCCCAGAAGTATTTTACGCAGAAGTACTTAATGACGAGAATGCGTCAGTAAATAATCTTGTTGATCTTAATAAACTACCTGAGTATCCATTTGAATCTGACGATCTCCATTTTGGAAACTTTATTGTCATTGATCCTGCTACTGATAAAGTCGGTGCTGATGCAGTTTCTATCTGCTATTTTGAAATCCACAACGGTTATCCGGTTCTTAAGCACATAGTTGAAGGTCGCCTATCCCCAGGTGACACCATTGCGGAATCGCTTAAGATAGCACTATCCAAGAACTGCCGAGTAATTGCAATAGAATCTAATGCTTACCAATACACTCTTAAGTACTGGTTTGAATTTATCTGTGCTCAACGAGGAATTATAGGAATAGAAGCTGTTGAGATATACTCCGGCTCTTACTCCAAGAACTCGCGGATTCTCAACATGTTTAAGCAACTTCTGGCGGGTGAAATATATGTGCACCCAGATTGTAAAGCACAAGTTAATTTGCAGATCTCACAGTTTAATCCACTGAAAAGAGATAACACAGACGGACTTTTGGATTGTGTAACATACGCACCGAAAGTTATTGAAATGTACAGAAATCTGTTACTTGCTGGAACAATTATAGAAGAGCAGGAATTTGGCAAGATACGGATTCCCGGAGAACTAGAAACTTCTTGTTTTTAAGGATTTTTTTTATGGGCCCAATAAGTGATTTTACTTCGGACATTTCAAAAGATGCAATAAGCAGGATAATAAAAAATACAGATAGATTAGATTATTTAAAATCTGTTTTGTCTGAGCCTGAAGCATATACAAAATCTGGCAGAGCAATAACTAATCCACTTACTTCCAGAGCAATAATGACTGGAGCTAATGGTTATAAACTTGGAGCTGCAGAAGGAAAAACTGTTGCTCAAGCAACTAAAGAAATTGCAAGAATTACTAATGAAAACGCAATTCTTCGAGCGGTGGCTATTTTAGGTGCAGACGTACCAACTCCGCCAAGCGTTCCAAAAGCTCCTCCGTCAGTTGCTACTCCAGGACTTATGTCAAAACTTAATCCAATCCTTGCAGCTTTACAGCTAATGACATATTCTGGAGATCTTAACGAGAGCGAAGATAAAGAACTTGCAGCTCGTAGAAATCTTCCTCCAACAATTACAGGTCAATAAAATTCTATGTCTAGCGCAACACCAATCATCATCCCAGACAAATCGCAAGCTGCTCTCGTGCAGTTTCATAAACAATGCTATTCCATGCTCAATCAGCAGTGGAATCTTCGTGAGCAAATGCGCCAGCGAGATCTTGCATACATTCGTGAAAATGATTGGACACAAGAACACTGGCGTGCCAAACTTGCCAATCGCTACGGCGACCCAACTAAGTTTCAGAATGTGACAGTTCCTGTGGTAATGCCACAAGTGGAAGCTGCTGTAACTTACCAAGCATCTGTGTTTCTCACAGGAACTCCTATCTTTGGATTTGTAGCTCCTCCAGATCAGGAAAATACAGCTCTCCAGTACCAAGCAATTGTGGAAGAGAATTCGATTCGTGGCGGATGGACACAGCAGTTCCAAATCTTTTTTCGTGATCTGTTCAAATATAACCTTGGTGCTCTAGAAGTTACCTGGGACAGGGAAGTTACTGAGGCAGTAGAAACTGATCTTGGTTTTACTGGTGGACAAGAAGGTAAACCTAAGCAAGTTATCTGGGAAGGTAACTGTATAAAACGCTGGGATCTTTACAACACTTTCTTTGATACTCGCTACAAACCTACTGATATCTACAAAGATGGTGAGTTTGTTGGTAATACTCGCCTGATGAGTCGTATCCATCTTAAGAAGTTTATTAACGAGTTACCAGATAAGATGATTTCAAATGTAAAAGCTGCATTTGAATCTGGCCTCGGAACTCAAGGAGGTTCTGGCACTGGTGGTATTGAATCTTATTACATTCCTCAGATCAATCCTGGCGCACTCATGCAGATAGATCCTAAACGGACTACCGACTGGATGAGCTGGGCAGGTATGTTAGATCGTCCTCAGCCGATTGCATATAAGAATCTGTATGAGGTAACAACTCTGTATGCGCGAATCATTCCAGCAGATTTTGCACTGAAAGTTCCATCTGCTAATACTCCGCAAGTGTGGAAGTTTATCATTGTTAACCATCAAGTGTTAATCTACGCTGAGCGTCAAACTAATGCTCACGGGTATCTGCCAGTTCTGTTTGGCCAAGCTAACGAAGATGGTCTCGGTTACCAAACTAAATCTCACGCAGAAAATGCTAAGCCTTTTCAAGATATTGCATCCGCACTCGTTAACTCTGCAATTGCAGCTCGGCGCCGTGCTATCTCTGATCGTACTCTCTACGATCCCAGCAGGGTCTCTGAGGCATCTATCAACTCAGATAATCCATCTGCCAAAATTCCCGTACGCCCAGCAGCTTACGGAAAACCTGTCAGTGAAGCTGTCTACGCATTCCCATTCCGAGATGACCAATCTGCTGTAGCTTTCCAAGAACTACCTCAGATGATGCAGATGGCAAATGCAGTTAACGGACAGAACCAAGCTAAGCAAGGTCAGTTTGTTAAAGGTAACAAAACTCTGCACGAATACGAGAGTGTCATGTCTAATGCCAATGGCAGAGATCAGATGACATCTATGCTTCTTGAGGCTCAAGTGTTTACACCTCTCAAGCAGATTCTTAAACTTAACATGATGCAGTACCAATCAGGAGTATCTCTATATTCTCCCTCTCAGTCTGCAATGGTAAAAGTTGACCCAGTGCAACTGCGGAAATCTCAGGCAGTATTTAAAGTTACCGATGGTCTTACTCCTACAGATAAAGCAATCTCTGGCGATGACTTTACAATGGCAATCCAAACTATTGGCTCATCTCCTCAGATTGGCAGTGCATACAACATTGGCCCAATGTTTTCGTATCTCATGAAAACTAGAAATGCTAACCTTTCTCCCTTTGAAAAATCACCTCAGCAAGTTGCATTTGAGCAAGCAATGGGGCAGTGGTCACAGATGGCGCAATTAGCTATCGAGAAAGAGCAAGAATTCAAAGTTCCTCAACCAACTCCACAACAGTATGGTTACACTCCTGGCGCACCAGCAGCTTCTCAAGCTGCACCAGTAAATCAAACTCAGATGGCAGGAGGCCAAAATGGCTAAGATTGCAGTAGGCACTTTTACACATTATGATCTCACAAATGCTGAGGTTCTTGCAGGTTCTATTTTAACTTTTGACCAAAAGGCGGTACTACAAAATGAGTTAGCAACAATTGCAGAAAACCGAGTCAACATTGACTTCGACCCACAAAACCCACTCAAATTTGCTCAGGATGAATCTTTCTTAAAAGGTCAGATGTCAATCATCCGAGTAATGCTTCTCCGTTCTGACGAATGTGAGAGGTCACTAAAAATCATGGCCGAAAACTCTAGGAATTAAATCATGAACATAATGGATCTCTTCCGCGGAACTCCCGCACCTGCACAAGCACCTACTGGCCCAAGCCAAGTTAATCAACCTGGCCAGCCACTGCCTGGAACTTCTTCTGGCCCTGGAACTGCACCAAATGGTATGGTTCCATCTGCTGACCAAACAGTAAATGTAGGTCAGAATGGCGCTCCATCACCAGCTGTATCCCCACTGGATGTATTTAAGGATGTCTGGCAAACTCCTACAAATGCTCAAGCTGACACCAACGGAACAGTTTTTGCAGGAGTTGATCCTCAGAAACTTATGGAGTCTGCCAGCAAAGTAGATTTTTCTAAAGCAGTTACTCAAGAGCAACTTACAGCTATGGCTGCTGGTGGCGAAGGAGCAATGAAAGCTTTTGCCGAGTCTCTTAACAAAGTCGCCCAGACTGTGTATGCACAATCAGCGTTTGCAACTACCAAAATTGTTGACCAAGCACTGGCTAAAGCACAAGAAGGTTACGACTCACGTCTCCCCACAATGATTAAGAAATTCTCTGTAAACGAGAATCTTCAAGATCAAAATCCACTTCTCTCCAATCCTGCATTGACTCCCTTAGTTTCTGCGCTAAGTGAGCAGTTGGTTCGCAAGAATCCGAATGCAACTTCAGCAGAAATTCAGCAACAAGTCAATGACTATTTTGCGGCTCTTGGTACATCTTTTGCACCTAAGCCTCCTGAGACTCCTGCAACTCGTGCAGCAGCTAAGGCAGCAAAATCGGAAGATTGGTCTGCATTTCTTGGTATCTAATTAACTTTAATTTTTAGGAGTTTTTATGTCTGTTCTAAAGTCCGTTGTTTATGACGGTGGTTTGCAGCGTCAGGTTAATCCTGGCGATGTTGTTGGTGGTGCTGAGGTTGTTGGCGCACTGGCAACTGTTGGTGCTGGTACTTTGACAGCAGCTTTGCTGACTGGTGGTATTCTTAATCGTACTGGCCCTACTGGTGCATTTACTGATACCACTGATACTGCTGCTAACATTATTGCAGCTCTAGTTGCTAACTATCCGTACTCTACATCTGCCCAAAACGGTCTGAGTTCTGGTGTTGCTGTGCAAGCTGGCCTAACTTTCCGTCTGCGTTATATTAACACTGTTGCTTTTGCAATGACCTTGTCAGCTGGCTCTGGTGTTACTATTACTGCTAACGGTAACGTCTCTGCTTCGTCTGTCAAAGATTATTTGCTGACTGTTACTAACGGTACTCCTTCTCAGGTGTTTGCTGTTAGCCAAACTAACGGCTCTGCAATCATCACTGGTATGACTCAGTTCCAGACTTCGCAACTTTCTGTTGGTATGACTGCTTCTGGTTCTGGCTTGTCTGGTACTATTATCAGTATTCAACCAGGTGTTGGTGTTACTCTGTCAGCTAATGCTTCCAGCACTCTGACTTTGAATGCTGCAACATTCTCGCCATCAGTTTCGATCATTGGTCTTGGCCAAGGTCTGCTGTAATCTGCTCACCAATCTCTCTCACTTTTCTATAAAGGACTAATATGTCTACTGGTATTTTTAGCACCGGCCAGCTTACGCAAGATCTTGCTAAGAAGTCGTTTGCTGCGATGACTACGCGGCTGATGCCAAATGGTAATGCACCATTGTTTGGTATGACTTCTATGCTTGCTAGCGATACTGCTGTGCAAATCGAGCATGGTTTTTTTACTAAAACTATGTTGTTTCCTCAGCTGACTCTGAGTGCCGCAGGTCAAACTTCTACTGACACAGTTTTCACTGTTACTTCCACATCTAACGTACTGCCTGGTATGTTGATGCGTGTTGATACAACTGGTGAGAACATTCTTGTTAACTCTGTTGTATCTGGTACGCAAGTATCTGTGCAACGTGCAGTTGGCACAGTGTCTGCTCAGAGCATTGCAGCATCTGTCAGCTTGTTCCAAGTTGGTAATGCTTTTGAAGAAGCTTCGTTGCGTCCTCAGTCTTTGATTATCAACCCTGTTCGTATTACTAATCTGACTCAGATTTTCCGTAATACCTGGGCTATCAGCGACACCGTTCGTAGCACGATGATGATTGCTGGGGAGACCAACATTGCAGAAAGCCGTCAAGATTGCGCTGCTTTTCACGCAGCAGATATCGAGAAAGCTATCTTCTTTGGTCAGAAATCCCAAGGTACTCGTAACGGACAACCGTTCCGTACGATGGATGGTCTTATCAACATTGTTGGTAATCTGTCTTATTATCCTTCGTATTACTCTGCTGTGAACGTCAACACCGCTGGTGGTACCACCAACTACACGCAGTTGGAAAGTTTCCTCGATCCAGTGTTTAACCAGGCAACTGACCCCAAAGTTGCTAACGAGCGTTGCTTGTTTGTTGGTGGTACTGCCAAACGTGTGATCAATAACATTGGTCGTCTGAATGGTACTTACTACATTGTTGATGGTCAGACTTCTTATGGTCTGCAATTCAGCACTTTCAAAACTGCTCGCGGTACTTTCCGCATGATCGAGCATCCGCTGCTGAACTCCAACACCAGCTGGAGCAAAATAGCAATTGCTGTTGATCTGAGCACTTTCCGTCTTGCTTATCTTGGCGATCGTAAAACTCAGAACAAAGAGTTTAACATGCCTGATGCCAGCGACATGGATGTGTCTGACAACGGTATTGATGCTGTTGGCGGTACTCTGACAACCGAGCTGACTTGTGTTATCAAGAATCCTCCTGCTAACAGCATTGTGTACAACATGACTGCTGCCGCAGCTGGCTAAACAACCCTCCTAGGGTGCGCAGTTTTCTGGTAGTAGTTCTGCGTTAAATAAAAACTTATACCACCCTTATTAACCTCTAGGAAAACAATCATGTCTCTTGCTCGTATCTATAAGGCTCATTTGCCTTCAGTCAATTATGTATTTACTAATGGCAAACCTGCCATTTTTGTAGCTGGTAAATTTGCAACTACTGTTGCATCTGAAATCGAAGAACTTGATCGAGAAATTGCTGCTGGTCATCCTCACATCTACATTGATGAGAATGAGCGTGAGGTGCCTGCCGAAACTATTGATCCTATTGCAGCTCTGCGTGCGCAAATTGAAGCTGAGATTCGTGCAACTATGGCAGCTGCCACTAATCCAAACAATGACATGGGTTCTACAACTCCAGAACCGCTAAAACCTGCATCGTCTGCTGATATTTCTGATGCAGCTGGCGGTGGCTCTGGTGCTGGCCTTGCAGCTCGTCTTGTAAAACTGGGTAAATAACTCATGACACTCGCAGAATTGATTTCTGAAGTTTATACGATCACTGGTCGACCTGATCGAGTGGCTGAAACTGCTTCAGCTATTAGATCTGCGACACTGAAAGCCCACCAGTCAGATTTCTTTTATAAAGATATATTTGAAACTGGTGTGGCTTTTGATTCGTCTGCCTATGTGCAGCAACTAGATTATCGTACACTTCTTCCTCTCTGGCGCGCTGTTAAATATCTGAGAAAGTACGATAACACTGCCGCCACTCCAGGAAATTTCTTGAATCTTATAGTTCCAGAGCTTGTTCTTGATAGGTATATGGTTGAAAAAACCAATATCTACTACATTGCTGGTGCTTATCTCAACATTCGCTCCGAAACTGAAGAACAATATTATCTTCTCGGATGCTATCTTAACCCAGATATTACAACAGTTGGGTATAATTCCTGGATTGCTCTCGACCATCCATACGCAATTGTTTTTGATGCAGCTGCCACAGTTTTTAAAGCGATTGGTAAAGATGAAGAAGCCGCAGCCTATCGTGGATTAGTTGGTGAGCAATTGCAAATGCTTAAAATGTCTAACATTGTTGCAAGCGGAATTTAAGATTTATAGGTTTATAGGAAACACAAATGTCAGCATCTCTTTTTGGCGGTGGATCTAACTTAAATGTAAATGCTTCTGGTACTCTTGTACCTCAAACATTTATTGCTACAGCTGGACAAACTGTTTTTAACATTACTTTTTTTACTTATACTCAAAATACCAACTCTTTGTTGGTTTTTGTCAATGGGTCTAAGCAACGCACAGGCACAGATTTTGCCGAAACATCTACCAGTTCTTTTACTCTTGTAGAAGCTTGTACTGCTGGAGATGTTGTAGAAATTATTGGTTTTCCTCTTAGCAGCGTACAATTTCTTAATACAGCTGCAGGACTTTCTTACACACCCGCAGGCACAGGCGCTGTGGCGACTACGGTGCAGGCGAAGCTTCGGGAAAGTGTGAGTGTTTTCGACTTTATGACGTCGGCGCAAAAAACTGACGTAATCAACGGCACAGGGTCAATTAGCATTTCTGCCGCATGGCAGGCCGCAGTTGATTATTGTCGTGATTCAGCTACTTGCAAAACAATAATAATGCCATGCGGAACGTATCTACACACCATTCCTCTGAATGTAACAACTTCGGCTAGAAATGGAATTTCCTGTATTGGAATTGGAAGTAGAAGGGGTGGAGTAACTATTAAATGCTCTACCGCAGCTTGGGCAGTTGAACTAGTTGGTTCGGCTTGGACTCGTTGGACGGGTATTTATTTTACTCAAGGTTCTTCAACTATTAGCAAAGGTTGTTTTTTGCTCGGTGGAACTGCCACTGATACTGAATGTCTTAATCACAATTTTGAAAATATTTTTATTGCTATTTATAACGCTGGCGCTCCTAGCTCTTACGGAACTATTGGGTACGGTGTTATTGGTAGTGAAGAAAATACTTGGATTGCAACGCAAACTTATGCAGGAACACCGCTGTTGATATCTACTCAATATAGCACCATATCTACAGATTATCCTAGTACACACCAAACAGTTCAAGCATCACACAGTGCTGGCGTAAATACGCTTGCTGGCGAAAATATGTTGGTATGCTGGGATTTAATATCTGCAAACGTTGTGTTGTATGGGGCCAATAGCGTTGATTTGGGAAATGTGTATTGCTCCAATCTTACCGTTGGAACACCGGGGTCTGCTGTAGAAGTCATTAGAGTTCTTGGTGGAACCTGTGAAGGCGTTAAAGGAAAACTAAAGGTTGAGTCAAAACAAATCCTCCTAAACATCACTTCTGCATCGGCGCAGATGACTGGGTGGGATTTAGATTGTCAGTGGGGGGCAATGACAGCAAATACGAATGCTTGGATTAAATTTAATAATGCATCAGCGTTTACAGGAGAATTTGTAAACAGTCAAATTACATTTAATCTGTACAATTCTGCGGCAACCGAATTTAACAATAAACCAATTATTACGTCAATTAATGCTAGAGATGATGTTGGAGCTTGCCAGTTTAGCAATTTATTATTTAGAATAAATAAGCCATTTGCAAATATTGGCGCTCCTTGGTTTCCTTTTCTTGTTGTTGGCCCTTCTTTTAATGTAAAACTTGAATGTACTGACCTTGGTTATACACTTCAAGATTCTACAACGCAAAGAATAAATATTTACAAACAATATTATCTTGGGGGTGGCAATGCGTCCCCTAGTACAGTTGCTACAATTGTTCTTCCAGCAATTGTTGCTGGATATTCTGCCAGGTCAGGAACAGTTCTTGTAAGCGGAATAATTGACGCTTTAAATTGGAACGATGGGTCTGGTGGAAATGAAACTGATTTAAGTCAAGCACCTTTTTGGGTTGCAAACAGTTTTATTTCTCCAAATACTGGCGTTATTGCGGTAGGTGCTGCCGGTGGAGATAGTTTTATAACTCCATCAGCTTCTGCCATATCAACAAATTCAGGTTCTTATCTTTATACTGGGGTAAAACTTGACCTTGTGTATAACAGTGGGCCAAGAACCATTTCTATAAATGTTGGCCCTAAAGGAACTGGCGCAAGCATTGGCGGTATTCTTGCTTTTTTAGATGGATTTGTTATTGAACTAAAAACCATTGGGAGAAAAGAAGAAATTATCTACATGACGATGGCTTAATAATGACCGCCCGCACCATCTACCTCCGCATCACTTTAGCCCTACTCACATTCTGGTCAACGATTGGACTCATCACATGGCAACTCTTGCACAACTCCTAAAATCCCGCACCGTTTGGTTCGCCCTGCTGCTGGCCGTACTCAGCATCGTGCAGGGCTACGTGGCTTTGCTGCCCATCACGCCAGTTCAGCAGATGTTTGTCGGCTGCGGCATTGCGGTGGCGATCACGTTGCTGCGGATTATTACGACCCAACCGATTTCGGAGAAATAATTTTTATGGATATTCAGCAAGAACTTGATGCAATCCGCTTACAACTTTTAGCTGGTAAAGAGCGAATGGATTCTTTTCACCAACTTATTGAAGATAATCGTGCAGCTCACGAAGCTAACGCAAAAGCTTTAGAAGAAAATACAGCTCTTACAAAAGAAATTAAAGAGATTCTTGAGTTTGGTAAAACATTTTTTACTATGATGAGATATATTGGTGTTGCTGCTAAATGGATTGCAGCAATTGGCACTGCCATTGCAGCTATTTATGCACTGTTCCATCTTAATCCTCCTCCAGGAAAGTGATCTATTATGACAACTAAAGCAAGAGGCGTAACGCTTCCTTCTTACACATTCACTCTGATTGATGAAGCAACTGCGCAGATTCGAGTGTATCCTAGTTCTGCTAAGACAGAAAACAATGCAGGATTTTTAGGTGTTGCCTCTGTAGGTGTAGCTCCTATATATCTTGGTGCTATTTCTGCGTCTCCTGTAGCATTTACTGTATATGGCCAGAATGCTTCTAGTACTGTAAATAGCCAAGGTGGTCACGTTGTTTTGCAGCCTGGCACAGGTTCTGGTGGTAATGCTGCTGGTAATGTGCAGGTCAGAAGTTTGTTTAATTCTGGTCTTTACAACGGTGCACACATCGAACTTGGTATCTATCATCTCTGGGTAGATTCTTCTGGTCGCCTTCGCATCAAAAATTCTGCTCCAACTTCTGACACCGATGGAACTGTTGTCGGCACACAGACATGAGTCAAGTAACTTATCGGGCTAATCTATCTGCCAAAAGTTTTCCATTCATATCGGAGAACTTTGGGCAATCTATTATTGTTCCGCAATACGATCAGAACTATTCTCGACAAGTAGTTTCTCAGGAGGATGTTGACCAAGATGTTGGCATTCCTCAGGTGTATTATTGTCACAATGTAATGCCTCATGCACAAGGATTACAGAGTGTAGGCTATACATCTATTCTTCCTACAGTATCTGGAGTGTCTAATTTTAACACTCTATTTCTGCTCCGAGATATTTCTGATAACAAAGTGTTTCTTGGTGTTACAGATACAGGAGATTTTTATATTTCCGATGGCACCGGTGCACCTTGGGTATTTAAGCAATCCACAGCTTCTGGCAAACTGGTAACTGCTGCTTATGTAAGTGGTGTTACTTATATCTATGTTGAGAACACTGGATGTTATAAATATAACTTTAGTACTGGAGCATTTGTTGCTGTAACTCTTACCAATCTTACAGCTGCCGATATTATTGGTATTACTTACTCTGCTGGCTATCTTATTGCCTGGAGTAAGAATCAAGTTTTTTGGTCATCGACAATTGACCCAACTGATTTTACTCCATCTCTTACAACCGGTGCTGGCGGTGGTGCAGTAGAAACTGCTCGTGGAGCTATTAACTATTGCATACCCCACAATCTTGGTTTTATTGTAGGTACTGCAGATAACTGTGTTGCGGCACTTTACCAACAAAATAGTCGGTATCCATTTCAATTTCGGGAGATTGTTAACTCTGGCGGCATGACTTCTCTGGAGTTAGTAGCTACTGATGCTAACTCATCTAATCTTTATGCATATACAACATCTGGTCTCCAATCTGTTAGCACTACACAGACTCAGACAGTATATCCAGAGATAACTGATTTTATTTCTGGCAGATATTTTGAAGATTTTGATGACACAACTAAATCTTTTAACACCATTGTTCTTAGTGCACCGATGGCTAAAAAATTATCTGTCGTTTCAGATAGATACCTTGTCATTTCCTACGGCATAAGCGAACTGACTCATGCCATAGTGTATGATGTGGTGTTAAAACGATTTGGTAAGTTAAAAATAACTCATGTCGAATGTTTTACTTACCATCTAGCAGCTACTGGCATTAAAGAAACTCCTCGCCAATCTTTGGCATTCTTGAAAAAAGATGGTTCAGTAGTTGTTGTAGATTTTTCTATAGCATCTCCTACCCTTAATGGAACTGTAATTCTGGGTAAGTATCAGTTTGTGCGGCCACGTTTGTTGCAACTGGACACAATCACAGTAGAATCATCTCGTGCTACTCAAGCATTTAATCTTACTCTTATGACATCTTTGGATGGTAAAAACACTGTAAATTCTGACCCGTATCTTAATTACTCATCTGGTCTAATTCGAGAGTACGCTTGTAGAGCTATTGGTAAAAACATATCTCTTCTGTTTCAAGGAGGATTTATTCTCGACTCTCTGGTTCTTCAATTCAACATTGACGCCAAACGATAATGGCAACACAAGCATTTTCTACTCAGTTAGGTGTAGCATCGACACCAGAATTTAGTCAATCTGAGTATCCATCTATATACATAGATGCTCTTCGGATGCGTCAAGCGTTAAAAAATCTTCAGTCAATTCTTGACAACTACACTGGTGCTCTAGGTGAAGAACCTAATTACTGGAGTCAAGTAGCTCCTGCATCTTGGAATCGTATTGCCAATCTTAATCGCACTTATGCTAAAGCTAGTGAAGCTATTGCATCTGGAGCAGTAGTTAATTTTTATAACAATGCCGGAGTTCTTGGAGTCAGAAATGCTAATGCAACTGCTGCGGGTAAGCCGGTTCATGCGTGGTCAACTGGAGCAGTTGCATCTGGTTCTTATGGAGAATTTATTATTCAGGGGGTATGCTATCTTATTA